TTATCATCTTCGTTTCATGTCCAGATGTAATCGTAGGATATACAGATCGGAAAAAGTCCTCGGCTATATGGGATTCAACAAAAGCAAACTCATCAAGAAAAACAAGATTAAAAGAACTACCGCGTATCGCTGACGAGGAAGTAGAGGAACTGATGATAGAAGATCCATTCTCCAACTCAAAACTGCCTTTATTCCAGACTCCAACTCCTTGTTGTATCCAGCTAGGAAGGTGTTCGTATGCCAGTTGCATACGTTGGAGTAGTTCTCTAGAAGTTGCCGCCTTATTTGCAAGTAACGCCACCTTCTTACTCTCGTTGAATAGAAGATACCAAAGTATGAACGAAATAACTGTGACACTTTTACCACTCTGTCTCCCTACCTTACAAATTGTGAATCGGTTGGAGTTGAACGCATTGACCATCCGATGTTGAAACTTATACATCTTGAAGTCAACCAGACCAACGTCCAGTGAGACAATCTTGATATACTTTTCAATGAAATAAATTGGGTCTTCCGCACACTTGATGTATTCTTTTATCTGTTTGGCGGTAAACTCTTGTTCTTGGAACTTAGCCTTGATTAGAGGGTTCGCTATGTATGCTCTCTGACTCATCTTTGAAGGCTCCTGACTTGATCGCTTTGAGTAGGTCCGCAGTTGAACCCACCATTACATTATTTTGTATGTTGGTTTGTTTATGAATGTCCGACCCCTTGATCTTGTTCACTTTGCCGTGAAGTTCCACGAGGTCGGTTTGTGCTTCGGTATACTGTTTGAACAACTGACCAAAGACCTCGAACGCTCGGGGATGTCCCGATGCCTTCGCAAGTTCTAGTGCTTCCTGCATGGCCTCGGCCTGCATTTCTACACCTTGGTAAATGTTCTCTCTCGCGTATTCGAAATCAGTATCTAGGTGAGGTTGAGTTTTAGGTTTCTCTTCGACTACTTCAACTGCAGTCTCCTCAACCTCATCTATACCGAATTCTTGGCGAAGCTCAAGTTCGTTCATAAGGTCGCGCCTTTCGGCAAATTTTCGGGCGAGACTTGTCCGCCCTGTATCATCTGAGTACATTGTATATTCACTTTCGCCCAGTAATCTTGTCTACGTTTGGAGATTTTTTCATCCTTTTCGGTATCACCTTCTCTCCGTGCTTTTAGTTGGGTCTGTTGTTCATTATAAAGAAAAGTATAATCGTAATCCTGTCTTGTGGTGTCTACGAGACAATCACAAATCGTTATCCCTATTGGAGGTGGAACCCTCACCATTTGTTGTCCCTGAAAACAACTCGTCCACATATTCCTTATCTCTAAGGTGGGATAATCCCCTTTGAATCTGCTTTTCTGTGGAACTTCTACTATTTTTTCGACTTCTATCGTTTTGGTACAACCACCGAGCAGCACCAACCCGATAAAGATAGTCAATATCTTCTTCATCTTCTTCCTTAGGCGGTGTCAGACTCATCAGTCCAGTATGGTGAATATGGAATCTCTGGTGAATATCTTGTGATGTCAGTTGTGATTGTATAAGGTTCGAACTCTGTAGCAGAGTTTGGCGAAGGGGTTATTCGTATCTCTGAATGCATGCCTGGGTCTTGGTCTTGCATATCCCCAAAAGTTCTAACCAAGACTTCCCGAATGGCACCACCACTATTTGTGATATCCTTGGTTCCCGCAAAGAAGTACGCCTTCATCGTGAAACCTAATGTCCAGACCATAACTCTTACTCCGTCTGCGGTCTGTTCGTATGCATCATCCCATTGAACCGAATCTAGGATAAGCGGAATGTCGAGCGACAGTCCTTCCAAGGCTGGATCACTAGATTTGAGAAGTCTCAAGGATGCGGTGAAGTCAGGATGAAAGTTCGGTATTATCTGCTCGACTATTTGAGCCCCATCCTCTGTCGTTTTCGACCAGATGTGGAGTTCAAAGTTTATGTCGTAAGGAATGTGCATCGGAACTTTAACCATGCTTCCGTCACCACTCCTACCCCTGAAATGGTTCAGAGGGTTTAGTTTTCTCGACAGATCGTACTGAAACCCAGCTACGAGGAAACCCATTCGTGGTAAAACAACATTAGGTTTTCTGTCAAGATTAGGATCGCCAAGTATTCTTTGACGATAGTAATCCCTAGACGCATAAGTCAAAGGGACACGAAAACGATTGACAACATTCTTGTCCTTGTCGAATCGTCTGCATTCTATGTTATTGAACAACGTACCAAAATAAGCTACGTATGTCCTAACGAATCTATGGTAGAAATATTTTCCAAACATTAAAAGTCTCCATCACTGAATGGGTCAACCTCTGAGAAGTCAATAAATGATACTTCTTCTACACCACCAATGGTTTCTCCATCTGATGCGACTTCTTCGAATTCTTCGTTTTGTGCTAGTACGTCTGCTGGTGTATCCAGTTCTTCAGTCGGCATTATGGATTGTAATACAGAATCCTCACCCATAAATGAACCAGCAGGTATAAATGTAAATCTTCTGAATGATCCAGTTGTAACAATAGTGATACTGAAGTTGTCCACTCCGTCCTCTGTTAAAATCTTTCCGTCTTCCGCTTCTAGTTTCAGAGGTGACGCTGCTTCAAGTTGGACATCTATCAGTATTTTATCGCCCGTGTCTTCTGTTACGAATGTATCCATCGTATCTTCCAACCTCATACCCGCAGTTGTTTCTGTCCCACCTACAATGATGTCGTTTGCGGAAAACCCGCCGTTTCTAGGAACTACGACAAGTTTACCAGTATTTTCATCGTGAGAGAGAACGCGAGCAGAAGGAGAAGATGTTGTATGATCGTCAATACCAAAATCACTTGTTTTGTAGATAATCTCTCCCCTAGAGAAAGTACCATATCCCTCTTGGGTTGATACGTAACATTCGACTCTTCCTTGAGCGTGGCTGTCCTCGATCGCATCGATCTCAGGAATACCTGTGTTAAATATCTCATTGGTATACTCCAACAAATCGCAGACCATCTGGTACTGCGGAATTATCCCGCCTGGATAGAACGGGGCTTCGTGTTCAACAAAAGTAATCTGGAATACCTTCTTGTTGAATGGAAAATACACCAAATCACCTTCGAATGGTCTGGTCCTCAAAGATGCTTGAGAACCTGTCTCCATCACCAAAGAGTGTGAAATCCCATCACTCCCAGGCTCCATAACAATACGATCATTTGTTGAAGCAAACGAGTTGAATTCCATCTTCAGCCCGTCATAGTTTATCTGGTCCATTTGATACGCAGAGTTGTATGTATCTTGAACCTCTATTGACTCCCATGTCATCCGTGACATAGTAAGTCTCATTCGGTCTTTTATCTCAAGACCAAATTTTGAGTAGAACTCTCCTTCGCCTTCAAATCCGTCCGTATTCTCTATGAGGACGGCGACGTTGAAGGATTCATCATATCTTAACTGTTGAGACTGACCAAAAATCTGGTCTTCCTGAACAGCATCTTTTCTGGGTAGATAGACAATATCCCACCCACCCAGAAAAATAGTTTCTGCAGTTAGTGAGTCAATAAGACCTTGCTGACCTGTGTCAGAATAGGGTCTAGTATATGGACTTACTGGCATTCTTCTCCGCAAGGGTTAGCAGTTGAACATTCACATTCCTCACACGTACAGTTTTCACATTTACACTCAGGATTATCACATTCCATTTGTGGTGAAAGCATTATGACCTTTCTATGGAAATGTCCATAGCTGATGGGTCAAGTGTCAGTGTAAATTTGATTGGTTCAATACCTTCTATACTTGGCATTGCTGGCATTGCAGGAACTGAATCGTCCAGTGGGTCAGCCATTCTTTCTACCAGTTCAGTCATAGAACCACAAGGGTTTGTTGGGTCAGCAGCGACCACTTTGTCTATCATGGCTTTTGCTTCAGGTGGAACGACTTTGTCTACCATATCCATCACGTGTTCTTTTGCAAGGTTACTTGCGGAGTCAGCGACCAAACCACCAATTACGTTGGTCAACATAGGTATCAACATTGGTAACATTATGCTCCTTCTGTTGCTTCAGGTTTTCGGGACACTCGGTCTCGTATTTGTTCCAGTCTACTTGTGGCTACTTTTACCACAAAATCAACGATGACTGGTAGCAAGTCTCTAAAGGTCAATGCGATGAGAAATGCTATTATGTATTCAAACTCTTCATACTCTTCCAAATAACTTATTTGAAAAATGTAGTAGACGAATAACATACCTGAACCCATGTAGATTGCATTACGCAAAAACTGAGCCAGTTTACCTTGTACATCTTTCAGTATAACCAACATGGAATACAGTAGGACAAAAACTCCCATCAGTATCCAGTTTAGGTTTTCTAGTAAAATTTCCATTAGTGGTGCCCTCCGTGATGTCCACTAGCATTTCTTTCTATCTCCTCTGGTGTGAGATTGCAGTGGAATGCTCGGAGAATTTCTTCGGCACCTCTACCCTGTAAAATTAGATTCAACGACTCTTCGTAGTTGTCGTTTGCATCATCCATCTCATGGTCTACTATCTTCTGTGTATTCATAAACTCTCGGTGCAGTATTTTCTCAATCATTAAAGGTAACTGACCGACTTGATATGCTAACCACAAAATAGCAGCAACGAGAATCCAAAGTATTTTAGATTGTTTCACTACCATTGCTGGTTCGTGACTTCGTCTTTCGTCTGCCATCTTTATCCTATTCTATAAAAAAGTCCATAGGCAGTTCGTATTTGACTGACATTTCTTCTTCCAGAAGATTCAGGTTCTCTTTCGCTTCTGCCATAATTGCGTCGCCGTTCAGTGATACGCCTCCAGGCAACTGAACACCAACGAGTTTGACTAAGTTTGAGCCCCATTGATACCTGACCAATTCTGTGGCGTATTTCTTCAACCACATATCAGAGTATGCATCTGTATTTTCTTCAGGGTCGAGTTTCTTGAACGCTACCATCACGATGTAGTCATTCAATTCTAGGTCTGGTGATCTGTTTGCTGAAAGTTGATTTGCAGGTGATGCAGGCCAGACCAAGTCCAAGTATAGTTTGTCTGTGTGTCTATTGAATCTTATGTTCTGTCCACGGCTTCCAAATGTTTCATCGATGAGGTCCAGATGTTCCATCGTCATGTGGAAGTTTGATAGGTTACCCTTCGTGAGATGTGGCATCTCGTTCAGCATATACTGATACTTGAAGGAGAACATGCCCGTAATGTTTCTGTGTGATATTGGTGGGAGTATTCGTTCTATTCCGATATAATTGTCTGTTATTGGTATGCAAGTATTGTCGATGTCATCTTGTGTGACTTGGTGACGGACGTATGTTCTCTCACTTCCATCAAAGTGGTATTCTTGCCACTTCTGGACAGCTTCATCGATTCTGTCCTCAACTTGTTCATCAGCTACGTTTATCTCAATAACTGGTTTTCCAAGTTTGCGGAGACAGTATTCTTTAAAATCTGCTCTACTAGCAATAGGCACTGGACCCCCTAAATAGTTTGGTTTATTACTATCTATTTAGGGATTATGAAATGATTGAATGGGGATTATCCTTCGGGTCACACGACTCGGCCATAGCAGTATTCCAAGATGATGCACTCGTGTTCGCTACGGAAGGAGAACGATGGTCACGCAAGAAGCACGACAAAGAACTACCTAAAAATCTCATAGACTATGTCCTTCAGACATACGGAGATCCACAAGAAATTTATTACTTTGAGGATTGGGAAAAGAAGAACCACCGCCGAAAGGTAGCTGGTCAGGAACCCAAACTCAAACCGCCGATGATGGCGGGAAAGCACTATAATGATTGGATTATTACTGGTCACCATCATTCACACGCTAGCTGGGGTTACTATAGCAGTCCATTTGTTGGGGAGGGAACCTGCACCACCATCGTCATCGACGCGATTGGTGAATGGGATACAATGTCCATATGGAGGTGCTCAGGAGGCACGATGTCTAGAACAACATCTTGGACGTACCCCAAGAGTCTGGGACTAATGTACACCGCCGCAACAATCGCGGGTGGATGGAAAGGTAACTCAGAAGAATACAAGATGATGGGAGCTGCGGCTTATGGTAATGGACAGAAAGAATACGAGATACTGAAGGCTTTGTATGATCACGGATTTAACTTCCACAAAGGTTGGGACTACAAAGGTGATAAGTTTGAAATCGCTGCAGGTGCCCAAAGGTTGTATAAAGAAACACTAGAACTGATGACCAAATACGTTCAGGGTCCAGTTGTCTTGGTCGGTGGTTGTGCATTAAATACATCAGCAAATCGGTTCATTACTAACGAACTGTACATTCCACCAGCCCCAAATGACGCTGGGTCAGCGATAGGTTGTGTCTTAGCCCATAAGAAAAAACAACTTGACATCAGTCCATTTCTAGGGTATAATATCTCCAATGAACTTAAAATAGAGAGGTTGTATGATCAACTGGTTTCCACAGGATATGTCGGAAGTTGTTTCGGGCGTGCTGAGTTGGGGCATCGTGCTCTTGGTCACAGGTCTATTCTTGCTGATCCCCACACCAAAAACTGGAAACTCAAACTCAACGAAATCAAAAACAGAGAAGCCTGGAGACCCTACGGAATGATGGTTAGGGAGATGGATGCAAAACACTATATCAAAAACCCAAGACCATCACCATACATGGATCAGTGTTTCGATGTTTATGAGGACATGGTTCCACAAGATTTGATACATCACGATGGAACTGTAAGAGTTCAGACAGTCACGAATGAACATGAACTCTGGCCGTTATTTGACCACTTTCCGATACTCGTGAATACTTCGATGAATCTTTCAGGTCAACCACTTGTGAACGATGAGAAAGACCTTGAGGAGTTTAGACAGGCTACAGACTTAGAAATACCATGATAATTACGAACACAATTTTGACTATCCCAGATAAGGAGTTTACCTTCAAGGATGAGATCAAAGAATACCTCTACCAGTTTGTAGAGAATCATCCATTCAGGATTTTGAACAAACGAATAGCTGACGCACATGGTGAGGACTTGTTCTCAATGACATTTGTCCCACCAAACATTGCTGTCCTCACTCAACGATATCCGTTGAAACAACAATACAAAAGTATACTTGACCTACGAGAAGATGCATTCGATATCCTTAGACAACACGGAGTTGAAGTCGATACATCGCTTCCCTTTGAAGCTGAATACGGAACTGATTCTCAGTGAAGTGAATAGAGTCTTAGAAAGATTCACTACTCTACAATACGAAAACCAGTGGTGTCTACAACTCCCAGAGGGCAAAACAAACCCTTTGTATGGAGCACGTGAAGGAAAGTATCTGGACCATACAGAAGACCAGTTCACGGAATGGGTGTTTGAGACAATGAGATACACGTGTACAGTCGTTGAGATGTTGAAACTCAAACGAACTCGATACATGAGGAACAGTCCAAAGTCCTGTATGTCGTATCATCAAGACCCCACCAAAAGAATACACATACCTCTAGTCACAGATCCAGACTGCATGATACTCATTGGTGACACAGTACACCATCTTGAGGTAGGTAGTTATTACCTAGTGGATACAACCCAGAAACATTCGTTTCTAAACATGAGTAAGAAGTGTGAACGTATTCATTTGATTGGATGTGTATGATCTGGATTTTTGGTGATTCTTACGCTGACCCTTGTGACTCAGACGTTGACTACCTTTGGTACAAAAATCTCGATGACGAAACAACCAACTTCGGGAAAGCTGGAACAGGACCAATCTTTACGATGAGTAAGGTCTATAGTTGTATCACGAATGACACGATACAACGCGGAGACAAAATGGTTGTGATGTTGTCAGATCCAAAACGAGAAGAGCATTACGATGGAATGCATTCACGAATGTGCCTTGTAAATTATATCTATTTTTTAAAGGTGTATTCAAAGAATTTTAATGTACGGACTATTTGTTTCACTTGTTTCAATAAAGACCTAGATGCAAATATGGTCAAGAGAGTTGACTCTTCGTGGTTCAGAAGATACGAACACTCATTGTCCAGTGTCTCTGTCGCCGAGACTGGTGAGAAGATACCAGAAAGAGACTCTAGGTCGAACCACCTTGGAGAAAAAAATCATATCGTTTTAGCTGGCATCATTCGCAACCATTTTTATGGTGAGACAAACATGGAAAACTGGAAACGATCAGAACAAGAACAGGAGTTTATTTACGATGCTTAAAATTTGTATTATTGGAGGGGCTACTGCTGGTTGGTGGGCCGCAGGAGCAATAGAGAAACTTCTACCCGACACAAAAATAGTTTTGTATGATTCCCCTGACATTCCACATCTTGGAGTGGGTGAATCTACACTACCACAAATCAAGTCTTGGTTCGACTCTCTAGGTCTCAAAGAACACGAATGGGTGGACGAGTGTAATGCCGTCAAGAAATATGGAAATTATAAACAAGGATGGGATAACCCAATTGGAGATCCATACATTCTAAGATTCTGGTATAATCGTGGTCAGTTCAAAGAGATGATGGATGACCCTACAATGTGGTCATACAAGCCTGGAACTGATCGTACCCCAAACAAACAAAAGTTCTGGGATAAGATAGAAACTGACTACGACTATGCTTATCACGTTTGTGCAGAATCATCTGGTCTTATGATGAAGAAGACTTGTGAGAGAACAGAAGTCCGTTTTGAAACTCTGACTGAACTTCCGCCTGGGTTTGATCTCTACCTAGACTGTACTGGTTTTGGTCGTAAGTTCGTCAAGGACTTTACAGAAATGCCCATTTCCAAGAACCATAAACTGGACAGTGCGTGGGTATGTCCTATGCAAAGAGAAGACCATCCTATTGAGGAATACACTAAAAGTATCGCACGTAGATACGGATGGCAGTTTCAAGTTGACCTACAAAATAGAACAGGACTTGGTTACGTCTTCTCCAGTAGTCACGTATCGGACAAAGATGCACTCCTAGAATATTACACCTTTTGGGATCATGCGGCTCTACCTAAAGAAGAATGGTTACACGAAAACCAAAAACCTCTACACGTAAAACGTAAACCAGTTGAAGGATGTGAACCAAGACTGATCAAGTGGAAACCAATGGTTCTTGAAAATCCTTGGTCAGACAATGTAGTCGCCCTTGGTTCTGCAGCGGGTTTTGTAGATCCTCTGGAAGCGACTGCGTTGTTCAACCTTCAGGCTGGAATCGATAATTTGATCAAAGCTATTCAACGTGGAGTCAAACCGAAAGCATACAATCGACAGATGAGAAACATCTGGAGAGACAGTCTGCGTTTTCAAGAATGTCACTACGTCAATAGTCAAAGAGAAGACACAGGATTCTGGAGACACATCACAGAAGAAAGACCAGAATATTCAAAGAAAGCCTGGGAATACTATAATAGGTATTCCTCAGAGTTCTCGTGGATTTTTCCGTCAGGTATCTGGGCTCAACAAAACATTTACTTGAACACACACAAAGATTATTATGAGACTGCGAACTAATTACAGATACAACGACTTCCTTCAGGAATGTGAAATCATCTGGAATGCATACGAGAAGAAACTACCACTCTTCTACAATA